CGGGTCACTCCATCGGCAAGTTCAAGCGTAACAGTACGACCGTACTCGTATTTTGCATCACCGGGGCTAAGAGTCATATATAATCACCTAATTTTAAATACCGTCTTCTCGCAGATCGTCAGCCAACTCAGACCAAGCACCACCGCGCTTGTCTAGCATATCAGCGGCTTCCTCAACTTCCTCGTCGGGTTCACCGCCTTCACCAAGCTCTTCTCCGTTGGCCTGATGAGAACCACTCCCACCATCAGCAGATCGAACATTCGGTGTTCCGCTCGTAGCAAGCTGTTCAATCTGCCCTTCATCAACAGCATCCTCGTACTTGGTACGAAGCTCTTCAACATCGAATCGGTCAACAAGCTCTTCCTCATCGAAAGCGGGGAAGGCTTCAGAGAGGGCTTCGGCATAAATCGTGGCAACCTTCTCAACCTGCTCTTCATAATCCGAAAGCTCCTCAACCTTCTCGGAAAGCTCCTCAACCTCTTCCTCAAGACTATTCTTCTCTTCCCGAACCTCGGAAAGCTCCTCAAGCTGAGTCTCAGGAGCAACAGTAAGCTCCTCAAGATCAGCATCAGCGGTTCGGGCCTGTGCCTCTAAATCATTAAGAATTTCTTCTTTGTCAGTCATATCAAAATCACCTAAGACAAGTCCCTACCTCATCCCAATTCTCCAACAACAGGATTCACACGCCAAGGGGAATCACAAGTAGGAAATTAATTACAGAATCTCTGAAATACTGTACTCTTCATAATCCGCACCTTCATCAGATTCCGACATTTCTTCATAACCTCCACCCATCATTTCTTCACTCATAGCCATTTCCATATAGCTCTCCATTTCCTCATAATCCGCACCAAGAGAGCTAGCGGCAAGTTTCGCAACGGGCTTCATTTTATATGGTTCTCCCGGACCCATACCTTCCATAAGTTCCATGCACTCGTCCATAGTCATTTCAGACATGGAAGACATCATTTCAGCCATGCCTTCCATCTCTTCTTCTGAATAATCGTGTTTAGCCATAATTCTGCCCTCACTAAGACCCATAGATAGCTCTTCAACGTCGTCTAAGTCAGCGTCCTCATCAGGTTGCCCCGGAAGTGAATCAAACGGATTGTACGCCCAATTGAGTAGGCTAATAGCCCAATCAGTCGGACAGCCATGAGATCCATCAGAGGCATCACCATCAGGACGCATACCTTTCATCCGACTAATGAAAGATATCGTTCTGTTAGCGTCATCAATATCAGACTGATCCCACTCACTTTTCGGGGTTTCCAACAAACGCAAGTTGCGTTCGATAACAGCTTCCGGGTCTACAGAAGCCTCTCTTGAACAAGGGTTTCCACTCCAACTACGGAGTTGAGAAGCTGTCATATTAACAGCGTCTTCCCAATCGGAATACACCTCATCAAGTTCTTCATCTTCCTGAAGCTCAACAACCTCAACAGATTCTTTGATTGAGCTAACCGAAAGTTCTACTTCAACATCAGAACCAAACTCTTCATTAAGCAAACGACCCGCCATTTCATACGCGGTTTCATACGTATCTTGCGAAAGATCAGCACTTTGTCCACGTCCACCACGAACAGCCTCTAATGCACCCCGGTTCAGATTACCGGTGTTTGCATTAACAACGGGGAACATCCGTAACTCTCGGATATTATCAGCCTGCGGATCACCAAGAAGCGTATGCTCGGCAATTTGTGCTTTTTGTTCTTGTGTTAAATCATCAGTTTGTTCTGCTTCAAAGTCAAGAGCGTCGGTAAAGTAACTAAGCGTATCAGCAGGAATATCACCCCAAGATTTCTCTTCTGTCCCTTCAAAGGAAGGCATACGAGCCTCAGAGATTTGAAGCTCTTCCATTTCAGACTTTTCAGACTGAACAAGAGCTTTTTCAAACTCTGCATGAGACTCACAAGGCATATAGACCTTTTCACCATCAATCTCATGCTCATGATAGTCCACATCACAAGCCATTGCTTCTGCCCTGCCCTGAGCCGCCTCAGGACTCTCAAACATATAGTCTATGTAGTTTTGCTGATTCTCAGAGACAATACTATCGGGATTCCACTCATTTAGTGTAGAGAATCTATGAGCTACAGTAGTGTCTCCTTCTTCCCAACCTTCATCGGTTGGTTGATAGACATTGATTAAAGCAGCAGGGTCTTCTTCTGTACCGTCAATTGACTGATCACCATCAATCCTATCAGAAAACGTTCCATCATCAGTCCAATCAATCACTCTACCCTTTGCGTTCCTATCACCAGAGGAACCCCATTGGACATAATCTCCTTCCCTCCACTCCTTGTCTGTCGCAAGTTCATCTGTAAACTCAGCTAACTCAGCAACACTCAATTCATCATGCTCTCCGGGATTGATTGTGTTGGAAGGAGCAGCACCTTTACGAACAACAGATAAGTTATCATACCCTAAAACTTCATTAATAACTTTCGTCCCCTCATCGTTTTCTTCAAAATTATCAGAGTGAAGAATACGAAGACTTACATCAAGCCAACCATTTTGAATCTTAGAAGCGATTTCCTCATCATCAATATGACCTTGATAAATGAGTCCAACTCCGGGCTTGTAAGCAGCTTTTGTAACCTCACCGATTACATCATAAGCGTCCTTATTCTGATGGTTTACGACAATATGTTTACCTACAAGATAGCGACCTGTACCTTGTAAGGCTTCTTGTGTCCACTTCTTCCGTTCCTCAGAAAGATGACCGACAGTAACATCCCCTTCTCCAATAGCTATACCATGAACAGGATAAAGGCCATCACCCAAGTTACTATTTTGCTTGGGGGAAATATATCCAGAATTAGTGCTTTTTGTTTGTACAGTCATAGTTATTCCTCATAAATAGGTTCTATCTCGCTATCACAACGGAAATGGTACGGTGGAGTCGGGGGGAGAGGTGAAAATCCTGTATGTGTACTTTCCTGAGAAACAGTAGAAGATAGTTGTTCTTGAATAGACTCTTCAGAATCAAAATAAGCTTCCTTCCCTTCTAACTCTTCACAGATAGATGCCTTACTATCAGAATCATTCACTACACGGAAACCAATGATATCTTCTGCATCCTTGTACTTACTCAGGTGTAAGGTTTGCTCTGCATCGTGTTTCTCCATGTAGGATATCAACTCAGCACGGTTGGAAAGTTTTTCTTCCGTATATTTATCAAGAATTCTCTCCTTAACTTCCTCAATACTCCCACCTTGCGGAAGGGTTCTTCGCGTGTACTGAAGAACGTCCCGTGAGATTTCACCAGCAGCTTGTTCTACACTATCAAGGAAGTTTTTTCTGTATATACGGGAAAGTTCGTAATCAGAAGCGTTTGTAACAACACCATCTTCCGAAAGCTCTGCTACTTCAGAAACAGTTTCCTCAGTAAATGACTCAAACAACTCCTCAAAGTCATTTTGTCCCGAACCCGCAAACATACGGTTTGTCTCTTGCTCTATAATCCGTTCATACCCGGAAGACAGGGAGGCAATTGCCCTTTCAGGCTTGTTTCTCTTGTGTTCTTCCAACTTGCCAATAAGCCTATCCCGAACAAACCTAAGCGTGTTCTCAGCAATCTGCGAAAGCTCTTCTTGTGGGGTATCGGGAGAAATTTCTACATCAGCAGCTTGTAATTCCTCTACGGAAGCATCATCAAAATAAGAAAGTGTATTCTCTTCAACGCGAGAATCTTCAGATGAAGCAGGTGGTCGGGTGAAATCAGTACCACTCTCACCTGTATTATTCTTTTCTTCTTCCTCCATCCGATCCTTAACTTCTTGAATTCCTAAGTCTTGAGGGTCTTCACCAATAACAAGACCATTTACATCATCTTTAGAGTAACCTAACTCTTGTGCTTTATCCTGAAGAACAGAAGTAAACTTGTCCTGAAGTTCTCTCCGTGCTTCAGAAATCTGCTTTTCAATTCTTGTTTCCTGAGATCGTGAGACAAATTGATTAACGTTTTCCTCAAAACCACCAAGAGCATACTTGGGGAGAGGCATTTCAGAAATAATCCAATTAATATCAAACTGAAGGAATTCTTCGATTTCAGCTACCTCTCCGGAAACAGTTTCAACCGAAACATCACCTTGAACACCCTGCTTCATTCCGGGTTCAAAATCATCATCCCGGTGGGCGTTCATAAAGGAGTCAATCTTCGACGGTTCCCAAACATCATCTTCAGAACCGAATTGAAAAAGTTGGAATGGGTGAGCTAACGACTCAATAGCCTTGTCGTTATCATCGAGTTTCTTTAGAAGACTTTCTATACGGTTCTCAGCAGCGGCAAGACGAGAGGTACCAAAAATTTCACCAACATCCTCGTCCCGTGTCATTTTAATAATATCATCACGACGGAACGGAATCTGGTACTGCCGGTCAATATTACTGGTTAGCTCCTCATCGTACTGGACGTATGCCGCTGGCTCTCTTTTATCAGTAAGTTTAAGTGTATAATCAGACCAACGGGCATCAAAGTTGCGTGTTTTAGTATCTCCGGCCTTTTCAGCCAATTCCTCATCTTCGGGGTCAAGAAGAACAGACTGTCCGGGATACGTAAACGCACGCACGGTTTCAGGCTTCATAAGCTTGAAACCATAAATAACATCATCGTCCTCTTCAGTATATACCTTCTCAATAAGACAGGTACCTTTTACCTCTCTCTGAATAATAGATTTGCGAGCTAACTCACCAAAGTCTTGATCAGACTCACCAGAAATAATGGCACAAGCTTCTAACCAATCCTCAAGTTCTTCCTTTAGCTCTTCATTTTCTGCATCGACGTAGTAGCCCGGTTCCATAACCTCACCGCTAAAGGAACGGATTGGTTCACGAACGATGGGAACGTTCGTATAAAGCTCCCAATACCTTTCAAGCGTTTGTCGGTCAAGACGGTGCTTTTCGGTGGTAGAACTACGAACAGTAGCAACTCTTTGATCAATCGAACGAGCATCGGGTTCACCTGCCGGTGTTCCTAATTCCTCTACAACAACCGATGCTCTTTCTCGTAGTTCTTCCCAAATTCCCATAGTTAATTAAAAGTAAATCTCATTCCATTATTCTTAATATTCTGTGACCGTGTACTACTACTCTGAGGCGTGTAACCGTGTGCTTGTCTTTCAACGTGATTTTTGTCACTCTTAGCGGCAAAAGCAAGCGCAATAGAGTCAGCAAAGTCGTCGTTTTTACGTCCGGGCGCGTATATCTTCTGATTACCACCGGAAGTTAACTCATACTCAATAGAACGAAGTTCCTTTTTATATTCTCGGATATCCGGTAAGAAAACCTTACCAGATTGCATTTCGTTCTTAAATTCAGTATAAATAGACTCCTTGCTCCTGATAGTTGTTCGGAAACCTTGAACACAACTAAATTCTCTCTCAAGGTTGTTAACCGGACCTTCACCCAAGCCGTTTTCTTCAATCAAGACTTTAATGTAATTCCTATCATCAGAGTTGATTTTGTTTCTGATGATTCCCTCCACCTCAGGCAATTCACACTTAGTCTCTTTCTTTACCTCAAAGACGTTACCCTCAACATCTACAGAGGTGAAGATAGCTCTTGCATCACCACCAGAAGCAACGTCAACGCCCATATAACAATTTCTTGTGTCCTGTGGGGGGTAAACAACGTCTTGCCTGTAATTCCCTGTCCATTCTAAACAACGGTTAATTGTAGCGTTTTTGAAGAAGGCGTTCTTCTTATCGGCAAACTCACCAAGAATCTCTCTGTCGTACTCATTAGGGGTTAACTCACGACGAGATTCTTTAATTTGTTCAGGCCCAACGTCGGGATTTTCCATTGTGGCAATTTGCCACGTTTGCCACGGGGAATCAACTTCAGGATCATCAGCCTCTTCATACTTCTTATAAAAGTATCCTTCTTTACCCCACGGAGTACCAGAAAGGATAAACTCACCTTCCGTAGTAAACAGCATGGGACGAAGGACAGAAGTATATATCTCATCATCAATGAAGGCTGCTTCATCAACAATGACAGTATCAACCGTAAAACCACGGATTGTGTCACCTTTACCAGCAGCAGGGAGTCCAAAAATCTTACTCCCGTTAGATGCACGGATTTCAGATTTACTCTCGTATTCAATCCCGTACTGATCAGGATTATCGAGCCATTCAGAGATTTCGGACTTTAGCTTCTCAAGAAAATTCCAAACCTGCCGTTGCGTAGGTGCAATAATAAGAACGTTAGTGTCCTTTTGAGTAACGAAACGGTGAATAGCTAACCACGAAAGCATCGTGGTCTTACCAATCTGCCGACCACCAACCAAGAGTTTCCGGTTTGAGGAATGATTGAGAAAGTCTTTCTGATATGCGTATGGTTCTACACCTAATACCCGATTAACAAACTCAGATGGGTTATCTCTAATAACCCTTTTTGCTTCATCGGGTATATCCATAATCAGTCAAAATCAGAGAATTGGTCAATTAACGAATCCGGTTGATCGTTGCTACTGTTATCCTCGTCCGGGAGACAATTCAAATCCTTCAATACACGAAGCGAATCTTTTGATAGCCGAGAAGCTGTGATGTGAAGAACGTTTTCCTTTTGATTTTCAATCGGTCCATACTGTTCGTGAAATCCGTCAGTATTTGTTTGGGCCATTCCACGTTCATGGATATATTCATCAGCACGTCGCTTCTTGTGCATATCAACGACAGCTTCTCGTAACTTGTTGAGATTTGCGAGATTATCAGCACTCCACGGGGCCTGTTCTACAAACGATTGGACAATAGAATCAATCCAATTCTTGTCTTGTTCGGGAAGGTTCTCATAGTATCCCGAACGCTCCATATAAAGTCCATGCTCGTAGTTCGGCTTCCACTCGTCTGTATCGTAAACGGTGTGTTGCTTACACCGCTCATCAGGAAATGTGGCATCACGGGTACACTTCCCATCTTTCGTCGTAAGACTTTTACCACATTTCTTATTAGTCATGTTGAAAACTCAGTTGCTTCGTTAAAGATTGCTTCTGGTTTATGCTGATAATCGGGGTCGGATTTCAAAGAATGAACACAGTCGAGGAATTGAGACTCATTTACCGTGTAACCTTCTTCATAGAGCCTTTCAATAATCCGTTCAGAATACTTCTGATAATCTTTCACAGGACGATCAACCTTAGTGTAAGCGGAAACACAACCACACTTACAGGCTGTCCGTTTTACATTCGGTCTTCCTGCATCAGCCTTCCCTTCTACTTGCTTATTTTCTTCAACCCAAACGGACTCAGCGTGTGGTTCATATTCTTGAACATCCGAAACGAAAGAAGGAATCCGTTCGGGTGGTTCAATACTAAACTTGATACGCCGAAAACAATTTGAGCAGATTTCGTTATTCTGTTCTATTTCTTCTTCGTAAATTGACTCTTCAAACATACATAGAAATGACTGTTCACTTCTCTCCGGGGTTTCACCCTGTTACGTCCGTCCCGGTGAGGTTCTGCGAACACAGCGATTGTTTACTTCTTACCCTTACTAATAGCCGGGGGTTTATAAGTCTTTTGGTTTATTGTGGTCAAATGAACACTAATCCTCGTTTATTCTGATGTGTTGGAAGGAATCAATCGCACTTTCATCAGTAGTGTACCAAAATGTAGCAGTTTCACCACCATCTTCCCCCTTTGATTCAGCGAATGTAGAAGGAGGCGCTGTAGTCCCTGTCATAACAATAGGAACTTCATCAGCAACAGTCTCAAGCTTTACAGAGTGGTAGTGGGAACGGAGTCCAACATCAAATCCATTTTCTTTAGCATACCATTGAAGAACACGCCGAATACCACTTGAAGTACCAACGTGCTTTAAATAATTCTCACCATGACGTGTGAAGTATTTCCAACCCCGAATATGAAAAGTCTTGTATCCCGCTGCATTAGCCTTTTCCATACGAATGTTATCAGCGGAAGAATAGTCTAATGCGGTTTCTATAAAGTCAAACAACATCAGATCAGCATTTGTCGTACTATCCTTGTCAATATTCCCATGATTACCGGGAACACAGTAAACCTCTACAGACTCAAATTCACGGGAAAGTTTCAAAATCTGTTCGATGTACGTGTTCCCCGCCTTCCGAAGCTGATCACGGAGGTTATCGTCTTGTTCGTGTCTCTGTCCGGGGAAAATTCCTTCGCCGTCTAAATGATCCCCGTTCATAATCAACACAACGTCCTCAACATCACCACGGTCTAACGCATGGTTGATTGCTCTATCAAAATACTCTCGTATCGCTCCACGCGCTTCTTCAGCAGAGTAGTAATCAACACCGGGACGGTCTTTAATGACAGCCCCAACGTGAGAATCACTATGAGGCAAAACAAGAGTAGAGTTACCGTCAGTACGGTCATAGACATTTAGAACAGGGTTAGTATTAGAAAGTGCTTCTTTAACTTCTTTCTCAAGTTTTGTTAGCGCATTGTGAGTATCTTTAACGTTTTGTGCCTTATCATACACATCTTCCCTACGTGGCTTAGTTTCTTCTTCAGAACGGGTATTATCTTCTTCTATCTCACTCATTCCCTTCAGACTCCAAACTCCATCAGAATCCCTTTCAACTTCATATCCTTTTTTCTCTAATGCGTTCATCCGGTATCTA